GGAGGCGTCCTCGGGTGAGAGCGAGGTCTGGGTCCACTTGGCGGACTCGGTGAGCACGGCGAGGCGGTGGCCGTTGGCGGCGCCCTTGTGCACGTCGTTCCAGGCGCCCTTCATCTGGGCGACGCCTTCGGGCGAGAGTTGGCCGGGGACCTCGATGATGGCGCCGGGGGTGGCGGAGTTGCCGAAGAAGGCGGCGCCGTACTTCTGGATGCCCAGGTTGGCGCCGAGCATCTCACGGGCGGCGGAGATGGGCGAGAGGCCCTTGATGGTGCCCGGCTTGATGACCGAGCCGCGGAGCATCTGGATGTCGCGGGTCGTGTAGACCTCGCCCTCGGCCTTGCTCGACGTGAACGTGAGGCGCTCGAAGCCGGACTCGTCGGTCGTGACCGTCGGCTCCACGTCGGTCGGGTCGAGGACCGTGAGGTTCAGCACCCGGCCCGTCGAGTTGCGGAGCGTGGCGATGTAGGCGTTGCCGTCGAGGAGGAGGGAACAGACGACCTGGCCGATGAGTTCGTGGTTGGCGAGGTTCGTGTTCATCTTGAGCATCCAGGCCGGGAGAGGCCGGAACGGCTGCTCGACGCCCTGGGATCGGTAGAAGGCCGAGAGGTCGAGGTTGGCGACGGTGTCGGAGAGGAGGCGGATGGCGGCGTAGACGGCGGTCAGCCCGAAGGAGGTGTCGTAGTCCACCGTCATCCCGGAGGCGTTGCCCGAGGTCGTCTGGTTCAAGCCCCGGCCCCAGATGTCCTGGAACGAGAGGCTCCGCTCCTCGGTGAGGTTCCCGAGTAGGCGTCGGATCATGTGGTGGTCCTCCCGGAGGAGTCGAGGGACCAGGCGACGCGGAGGGCGAGGGAGCCGCCGACCACGAGGGCAAGCGGAGGCCACGCGAGGGCCAGGCCATAGACGAGGGCGACGAGGCCGCCAATGGTGAGGGCGGCGGTGAGCCACTCCATGCGACGCCTCCTAGTAAGCGGTCGGGGCCCGATGTCGGTGGCGGTTCAGGACCACGTTGACATCGGGCAACGGGGAGGGGCGATTCATCCCAGGCTGGGCGAGTTGGATGGAGCCGAACTCGCTCTGGACCGAGATGGCACGGTCGGGGATGCGGGAGACCTGCTCCAGGAGGTGATACCTGGCGAGGGTCCTGGCGGCCCAGCGGATGTCGTTGGGGGCGGACTTGGCGACCCCGTGCTCGTACTCGACGACGACCTTGTTGCCGGGGTCGGTGTAGGTCCAGGTGCCGTCCCCCCTGGTGGCGTAGCCGTTGTCGAAGAGGGCCACGTCGTTCTTCTCGGCGGTCGTGAAGGCGGTCCCGTCGAGGGAGGCGGAGAGGAGGGTGGTGGGGAACATCTGCGAGAGGAGGATGGTCTCGTCGTTGGTCCCGTTGAGGGTGTCTCGTTCGTAGAGCTGCACGAACGAGGCCCCGCAGTAGTCCGAGATGATCGTCGTGGCGTAGGCGATGGCGTCCACGAGGTCAGCCGCCGAGAAGGTCGAGGTCTCCCCCGCTATGGAGTCCATCGCCCGGACCTCGGCCGGGGTCGTCAAGAACCCCCCGACCACCTCGTGGAAGGTGTCGAAGGTCATGGCGGAGCCCCAGGTCCCGGCCCATGTCGCGGTGAGGCGCTTGAGGCTGGACTGGGCGGCGAGCGCGTAGGTGTAGACACCGGAACCCGCGGAGGTCGTCGAGGTGCCAGCGGCGACGACTGTCGCCCCGGCCTCGTCAACGATCCCGATGGTGACGGCGCCGTCGGCGTCGGTCCCGGTCTCGCCGGAGTAGAACGTCGTCGAGAGGGTCTCGGCGGCGTTCCTCAGGATGAGCCGGGACTCGGCCGACTCGTTGGCGTAGTACGCCATCGGAGCCTCCTAGTCGGTGGTGGCGGTTTCGACCTCGCCCTTGGCGGCGGCGGTCTCGGCCTTCTTGGAGATGGCCTCGGCTACGCCCTGGGCGATGAGGTGCTTGGCTTCCTTCGGGTCCTTCCAGTCGACAATGTCGCCGGGGCCGTGGGTGCCGTTCACCGAGCACGCGATGGATTCGAGGACGCGGATCTTCAAGGTGTTCTCCTTGGTAGGGACAGCGAAGAGGCCGGGCGGCCCGTGTGACCGCCCGACCTTTTCACCGAGGGGGTTACGCCTGAGTCAGGCACCCGATCCCGTTGTCGTCGATTCCTGCGGAATCGCCGCGCAACTGGAAGCGGAAGGTCGCGAGACCAGTGTTGAAGGCGTAGTCGTCCGACCTGTCCACCTGGAGACCGCCCGCGATGCGGACGGCGAAGGAGGGCATGTGGGCGAAGACCACCGCACGCTTGCCACTGGTGGCAGCGTCGAGGAGCCCGTCCATGTGGACGGGATAGCCCAACAGGTTGGCCGGGGTCTCAGCCTGGAGTCCGGGCTGCCAGATGTACTGGCCGTTCGAATCCACGAGTGAGCGGACCAACTTGACGGCCTCCGGGCTGATGAGCCAGGCGGTGTCGGTGTTGCGGTACGGCGTCGGCATCGTGGCCCAGACCTCGATGAGGTTGGCGGCCGTGATGGTCGTGGCGGTGGCGCTGGTGGCGAACGAGGTGGCCGCCTGGGCGATGCCCTGGGGCCTGCTCGATCCTGAGCCGTTGGAGATGTCTGCGCCGAGGGCGCGGGTGACTGCGGCTCCGCCGATGTTCGAGACGAAGGACGCCACGTTGAACATCGAGTCGGCCAAGAGTTCCTGGCTGACCTGCGTGAGGGCGGCGTACTTGTACGCCCCGAGGGTCACCTGACCCAGGACCGGGTCGGACTCACCGATCGCGGCGGCCTCTGCAACGAGGGCACCGGACGGGTTGGTCGTCACCTTCGGGACCAGGAGGTCCTCGCCGGAGGCGGTGTTGATGACGAGGCACCCGGCGGCGATGACCTGCGATTCTTCAGCGAGGCGCTCGAAGATCCGGTCGTACATGGTCGAGTCGACGATGTTGCCACCTGCGGTGGCCGACGACTTGACCATGTCGCGCTGCTCTGAGGGGACCGACTCGAAGGAGCGGACCTCGCCGGAGCAGAGGCGCCGGAACATCTCGTCGTCGCTCACGCGGCCGTCGTCGTCCCTTACGGACTCGGGGGCTGCGGTGAGGTCGCCGTAGCGGCGGAACTCGTCGATGGCTTCGTTGGCCTTGGCTTCACGCTTGAGATGTGAGAGGCCGGTCTTGATTCGCTCGTCGAGCGAGTCGATGGCCTCGTTCTGCCGGTCGTACTCGGAACGCTGCTCGGCCGTGAACTCTGCGCCTTCGGTCTCTTCGACCAGGCGTCGGAGTTCGGAGACCGCGTGCTGGCGCGCCTCGAACGAGGCGTTGATGTCCGTGGGGGACATGGCTACCTCCAGGGGTAGTTAGGGGGTGGTGGGGGTGGTGCCGATGCGTTGCGCGCGGTCAGCGGATGGCCCAGGACCGGCGGACGATGTCGGGGTGGGTGTCGCCCGGCTCCTCGTCGTCGGTTGTCGGTTCCGGGAAGATCAGGTCGCGGAGGGTGTTGGCCTCGGCGGCCTGGATGAGTTCGTTGAGGTCGAGGGAGCGGGACTCCGCCAGGGAGCGGAGGCTCGCCTCGGTGTCCGGGTAGGCCGGGAAGGTGACGGGGCCCACGTCCCGGAGGGCGACCTCGTTCAGGGTGCGGAGCGGGTAGCCGTCCTCGGTCTCGCCCCACTCGTCGGCAATGGTGCGGAAGCCGAACGAGGAGCCGGAGATGTCGCCACGGCGTAGGAGTTCCGCCACGTCGCGGCCGAGGCTCGTGTAGGGGAGGTCGATCTCGTAGCGGAGGCCCTGGTCGTCTTCGGTCATGCGGAGCGTCCCCGAGGAGGACCGGCCGAGGAGGGCATCCGGCGAGTGGTTGAAGAGGGCACGAACGTCGCCTTGGCGGAGTGTGGACCGGAAGGTGCCCGGTGAGATGCGCTCGACGAATCCGCCCAGGTTGGACGAGAGCCGGTCGAAGACGGCGGCGTAGCCGGTGGCGGTGAGGGTGTCGCCCTCCTCGCGGAGTTCGACGCCCTCGGTGGCGGTGCGGCGCTCGATGGTGGACATGTGGTGCTCCTCATGCGAGGGGTCAGAGGACCAGGAGTTGGGCCTCGTTTGCGGCGCCCTCGTCACGCCAGGAGATGGCGCGGTGGTGGGCGATGATGGCGGCCACGGCCGCGTCGATCTTCTTGACGGAGCCCCGGCGGTCTTTCGTGATGCGGGCCCCGCCTCGGGAGTCCTCCCGGAGGACGGCGTTGCGGAAGTGGCGGACCAGGGCCGGGTCGCCCGTGTGGGAGACCTCGGCGTCGGAGATGGCGTCGAACATGACCTGGGTGGCGGCGGTCATCCGCTGGATCGAACCCGTGGGGAACTCGACGATGGGATAGCCCTCGTCGGCTAGTTCTGCGAGCGACTGCTCGAAGCGCCACGGGTCGGCGGCGCACTCGACCACGGTGAACTTCTCGAACGCCTCGACGATGCACGCCTTGACCTCGGCGACCGGGGTGCGCCAGGCCATCTCGGCCATGCCCTCGGGCTTCTCCCAGAGGCCGACGACTTCGAGGTGGCGGGGGTCGTCCACCGAGCAGGCGATGACGGCGGTGGAGTCGGACTGCCAGGCGGCGTCCACTC